ACATTGATCATAATATACATCTTTGTATGTACCTTGCGTACAGAAGCCATCTTCGACCCAACCTGTACTTAAGAAGTTTGCATGACTTTGAGCAAACATATTCCAGATAACTTTTGGCATCTCATATGTAGTGTATTCCCAACATGGTTGATGAATATCTGCACAGTTCCAATTGTCATAAAGCATTGTCGCATATTCTGATGCACGTTCTTCTAATAATTCTACTGTTGCTCCTGCTACTTCATCCTCGAATAATAAGTTAGGTAGATTGATAATAACACCGTCGACTATATCTAACACTCTGGAATCATTCCACATAATGCCTTCGCCTACATATACATTACCATCGAATCTTCCTTTAATCTGATTAATTATCGAGGCTAGTCTTTCCATATAGTAATTCTTCATTTCCTTACGTTCAGAATTGGGTGCTTCATTTTCTAAGCCACACATACATATGTACATTGCACTCCAGTCTGCTGACATAGATGCTACACCTAACTGCTGTAGTCTATCTGCTTCCCATAACATATGTTCTTCATGTGCATCCATTATCTTCTTTAACAAAGCCATGTCAACATATGCTTGACCATTGAATGGGAACAGTTCTTGGTTCTGAACATCAAAGGTTAAGAACTGCCATGCGTAGTGAATGTTCATTCCTAAATCTTGTGCTGTCTCGGCAATATATTCTATTGCCCAATCATCTATATGTTTATTGTTGTGACTGATCTGCCAAAACTCTGCTTGATCATCTTGCCAATAGCCGAAGTTATATACCCATGCAGTATCTACTCCGTTCTCTTTTAATTTACGTAACGTTGTTCGATACATTAATTTGATATACTCGTTTTGTGTGCAATTAGATACCCAACTGTCACCTCGACCTTTGTAGTTGTTATATACCCACTCGACACCATAATCTTTAAAGCCTATTGCTTTAATATGATCGTCACCAAATGAGTTTTGAGGCATGGGTAGTTCATAATCACCCATGTAAGATTTTTTGATTTTTGCACTATGCGGATTCACACAAGATCCTTCACTATCATCGTCAGATACAGTTACTTGTATACTTGCTGTAGCACCTGAGCAGTCAATAGAGAACGTATAGTCGCCATAGTTATCTAATGTGATACTTTCATTGCCACTTAATGACTTACTCCCTGACCAAGATCCAGATGCAGTACATGATGATGCATTAGAACTAGACCATGTCAATGTGGTTCTGTCTCCTGCTACAATTTCATATGTGTTTGCTGACAACGATACAGTCGCTGTAGAGTTACTTCCACCTGTCGATCCTCCAGTACTTCCACTTGCCGTGATAAGTGCCGCCCCAACATCAGTGCCTCCACCGCCACCGCCACATGCTGTAAGGATTCCTAGTAAAGGAACAAGTATTATATGTCGATTAAATGTCATTCTGTGTACCTATATGTGTCAAGTGTTTATATAGTATACACAAAAAGGTACCCGAAGTCAACAAAAAAATGCCCAAATCTTACGAAATGGGCATTTAAGTCTGAGTCTTCTCTGAGGAACTGCTATTACTAATTTACATTAATAAGTTAATTGACCGAGTGAGTGAACCATGATCCAAGTAGTTGTTACAAATAACATTACTTCGCCAAAAGTCTCACAATTCGGACAGTGTTGCTTTATGCTAAAGAAAAATTTCAATGTTGTCTCCGTGTGTGTGTTGCAAGGTTAGTATTTTATATGCACCTAATAATGGATTTTAGAATTGCGTAAAAAATACTGCTATGTAGGACCCTCCTACAATGTCTATTTATGCCTGTATTACTAAAACTTATTTTTATTGAGAATGGTATAACCTATATGCATACCGGTTATGCACGACGGTCATGACTTAATAATCTATGCCTTTTTGTGCGACCCGTACACCGTCTGTATCAAAGGCACAAGTATCACACCATTCTAAATCATCATGGTTACAGTTGCCTTCGACTCTACGTTTTGCTTCTTTCTTTTCTTTACTGGCATGCATTGCTTTAACCCAACCATCTGAATTATCTTGCCATCTTTTATCGTTTATCATATTGGTTTAGAATCTAAATATTCTCTTAAGTTTCCGTACATAGTAATCATCATTGCTGTTTTGTGATCATAGACTCTAATAAAAGGATCTCCCTTTTTACCCCTTATCTTATGGACACCGAGATAATAAGGACATTGAATCTTTTTGATTATTTCTTGCACAAAGGCTTCTGGAGCAATAATTCTACGTCTATGCATTGTCTTAAGATTAAGTCCTAATTCAAAATCATAGAACTCAAGGTTTGCTAAAGTAAATAATTGTAAGCCCTCGTCACTAAGTCTAAGTCCTTGTCCGCCTCTACCGGTTAGCCACATTTTAAAGATGGCGTCTCCAATTGGCATACCTCGAGGTACTATTCCCTCTGGTAATACATCGAGTATTGCTTGAGTAATTTCTTTTTTAGTTTTAGGAAACTTCATCCGGATATACGGTTCGTCCGGTGCTTAAGAATACAACAGTAAACTTGTCAGTTTTGAATTGAGCATTTAATTTACGACACAGATTTCTTGCATGACCTGGATTAGAAAAACTTGTCTTTTTGTATTTCGGTGCCGCATCACTAGTCAAGTAATGTGATGATTTAAGATTGATAGGTTGATCATCATAGTAAACTGCCCATATACCTGATGCTTCAATTATTTGGTCGCACTTATATGTTTCTTTATCTACATATTCTAAGATGACATGTGGCTGGCTTCTACTCACTTGAAAGAGCCGCCTTTAACTTGTACATCGATTGTTTCATCTTTTTCCTTTTCCTTTTTTAATTCATGCAATTCGGCTAACAACATAACTATATCGTCTCGTAAACCTCTGGCATGATCTATAGGGAGAACAATATTGGTACTAGCCTTGCTCTCTCCCATCGATACCTTGTTCACAAAATCTTTTATGTGTAACATAATATGCTTATATATTTATCAGATTTTTTGCTTCTTCTTTGGTTTTGAATGGTCCTTTATACGGATATCTTTGAATAAAGATGTATTTTGGGCAAAATATCACTTGATTTATACCATTATGTTCGACTACAAAGTACCCTGCGGCATGAAAGCATTTTGATTTCTTAGTCTTTGTAAAGACATGCAGACCACGTTTAACATCATAAACAGAGTTATATGTTCTTGCAGTATGAGGATATTCAGGATAGGGTGTTTCTGCTTTAACAACCGTTTCTTTTGGTACAACAAACTTAATGTTAGTTTTCTTTTGAATTTTGCTAATAGATTCAAATTCAAACATTTCATTTTGTAGATTAACGTTAAACGTCCCTACATTATTTGCACACACATTACCTACTTTGCGTTCACCGTCAGTCAATATCCAAAACTCATCACTGATGGGCTTTGCAGTTAATTCTACATCTAATATCATTTTCTCTCCATTAAGTTCGTAAACATATATATTATTTCTTACCATTATTTAATTACCCCAAGGAGCAATCCAATGTTTATAAAAACTCTTGCCCCATTTTTTAATTAACTTTATTACCATTATCCTACCTTTAATTTGCCACTGTATGGCGTGTTCAACCATTTAGAATACACATCTGCCTGATCACTAATTCTATTCAATTCATACTTACCGCAGAATCTCATAAAATGTACTCCAACTTGCGGGACAGATTCTTTAGACGATACACCTTCTTTCACACACTCATCAGTTTGATTTCTAAACTCAATTGGTTGTGCTGTAAGATCGATCAATGTACGATTACGTTCATAATCATCACGTACTCTGTGTTCGACTTCGTTATGATCTGTCCAACGTTGTAACATAATGTTATTCCAGTTGAACCCACCTTTGTTTTTGTCAGCAAATGCTTCTAGCAGTCCTGTCTTATTCTTACTGCCCTTCTTACGTACACCAGGATATGCACTAAACACATTATCACTAGTGTCACCACGCATACACTTCTCAAACAATAGATACTCAGGGTCTTCTAATATTTTGTGTTCCATAGTCTTCTTATCAATGACTGGACGTCCTCTGTCATCAAAGTAACCATCAATCGTAATCAACTGCTTGTTGACACCGTTGTACATGTGAACAGACTCTGATAACAATTGTAGATAGTCAGTGTCAGTTGAGATGATGATATGCTCATCGTCAGGGTGTAGTGCGGCGAAACGTGCTATGCAGTCATCAGCCTCAGCATTCGGATCACGTAAGACTGTTACGTTAGTCTTCTCAGTCAAGTATGTAATCAATGCTTGATAAGTCTCCCAGAACATTTCACTTTCTTCAATTTCTGCTTCAGTCAAATCTTGTTCTTGTACTTTACGATTTGCTTTGTATGGAGTGTAAAACTCTTTACGCCATGAACGACCTTCTAAACAAAACACTACATGATCAACGCCATAGTTACGAACTGCTTGATTAACTGACCCTAGAGTCAAATGCAATGCCATGCCTATCTTCTCCCAAGTATCTGCATTACGTGATGCAACATGCTTGGCACGAAAGAAAGCGTTCATTGTGTCTATGAGGGCGTATTTCATTTAAGTCTCTTATTTATCATTTAATAAGATACTATTATACGCAATAACTACGCATATTGCAAGCCTTTATGGGTAAAAAGGGTAAATTAACTTATAGGAAACCGAAGTGATTGATCTATACCGTCAGATGTGACTAGATTAAAGTTGTGTTCAAGTATCGGAATAAGA